CCTGCTAATACTCAATTTACATCTACTATAGATGGTATTGAATATACCTTTGTCACGTCAGGAGCAACAACAATGTCTCCTCAAGATAATGGTACATTTACTGGTACTCTTAATATCGTAGAAGGCACACCACTTCAACATAGATTTACTGTAAGTACTGCTAATCCTGTAAGATATATTCTACCTAACGAAAATACTGACACAACTAGTTTTACAGTTAGAATACAAGAATCATCATCTAACACAACAGTATCTACTTATAATCTTGCAGGTGATTTATCTTCTGTAAATAGTACTTCAAAAATATATTTTGTTCAAGAGAACGAAGACAATCTTTATGAAATTCAATTTGGTGATAGTATTTTTGGTAAGAAACCTATAGATGGTAACATTATTATTGTAGACTATAGAATAACATCAGGTAATACTGTTAATGGTGCTAATACGTTTAGCGCACCAGAATCTCTTGATGGATATTCAAACTTTACTATTACAACTACATCATCAGCCCAAGGCGGCGCACCACAAGAAACAATAGATTCTATTAAGTTTAATGCACCATTCAAATTCCAAGCACAAGATAGACTTGTAACCAAACAAGATTATAAGAATATAATTTTATCTGAACAAGGCGATATTCAATCAATTAGTGTTTGGGGTGGCGAAGAAAATATACCTGCTGTATATGGTAAAGTTTTTATTGCTACTAAACCTCTATCTGGTGCAATTCTTTCAAATCAAAGAAAAGAAGCTATTAGAGCTTCATTGAAAACAAGAAATACTGTTTCTATAGACGTTGAAATGGTCGATGCTACTTATCTTTACATTAATCCAACGATTACTGTCAGATATAATCCTCAAACAACATCTTTGACAGCAGGTGAATTAAATACTATTATTCAGAATTCTCTAATTTCTTACGAATCAAATAATCTTGGAACTTTTGATCAAAAATTCTATCTATACAAAATGATAGAAACAATCAAAGATGTTAATTCCAGTTTTGTGTCAGTAGATGCTGATATTACAATTGAGAAAAGATTTATTCCTTTAACTACAAAAAATACATATCAATTAGCATTTAATCAAGCCGTATATCATCCACATGAAGGACATCTCAATGGTCTAGTATCTACTTCTTCGTTTACTATAGATGGTATTAGTGGTCAAAAAATTGATGACAACGGGTATGGAATTTTAAGATCCTTTATTCAGACTCCTACAGGTAAAGTATATAGAAATAGAAATTTTGGTATTATAGACTATGACACTGGTCTAGTTACAATTAATAACACTTTAATTTCAGCGTATGATGGCGAATATCTTTCTGTGAAAGTTAAACCAAGAAACAAAAACATATTTGCTTCGCGTAATCAGATACTATTAATATCTGGAGCAACTATTAGTACTGTTGATGACAATACAAATAATATTACATCAACAGTAGGTACAGTAGCAACGGCTGGTGTTAGCACTACTATTAACACAGAAAATGCTATTGCAACTACCTCTTCTGGATTTACGATTGCGGTTTAAAAATGGCTATTACTAAAAAAACATCCGCTCTTATAAGTCAACAGTTACCGGATTTTGTTCGGGATGAAGGTCCCAAACTGGAAGCCTTTATTAAGGCTTATTATGAATTCTTAGAACAAAGCAATAACTACATTGAAGTCAGTAAAAGTCTTCTTTCACGAGCAGATGTTGATACTACCGTAACAGATTATTTTCAATACTTTCGCGAAGAAATATATAAAAATATTCCAGACGACGCCGTAGTAGATAAGGCTCTTCTTGCGAAACATATTCGCGAGATGTATTATCAAAAAGGTAATGAGAAATCTTTTAAGTTTCTTTTCAGAGCTTTATATAACGAAGATTTAGAAGTATATTTTCCATCAGATAATATCTTGAGAACATCTGATGGTAGATGGAATCAACCTTCTATTGTCAGATTAACTAATGTATCTTCTAGCGATCTTGATATTTTTTTGGGCCAATTAATTACAGGACAAAGCACTGGCGCTACTGGTAGAGTAGAAGAACAAATACAAACCATTGAACTCGGTTCTACTATTACTGAACTTGTAGTTTCTAATTGGAACAATATAGATTTTTCGGATGGTGAAGAAGTAGTATCAGATGTTACTAATACAAGAGGTTTTATCTATGCTACCTCTGGTAGTTTACAAGGCGTTACAATACAAGAAAAAACCATTTTAAGACCTAGAGGTTTTGGAGGTGGTGTTTTTCATCGTTCTAGTGATGTAGTTACATTTACGTCTGATACTGGTAGTGGTGCAAATGGTTATGTAATATCTACTAATGATAAATCTGCTATTAATGTTTCTATTATTTCAGGTGGTTCTGGTTATATTAATAATCTGCCAATTGTATTTACCGGTGGTAGTGGCAGTGGTGCAGAAGCAAAAATTACTTCTATTGGAAATACTTCTATTTTAAGTATTTGTCAAGACGTTATATCACCTATGAGTAATGTTATTTTAAACACCGGACCAACCTTTGTAAGTTTAGGTACTAATACCGCCGCTGTATCTGCTAATCTAGCCGCTGCTAATGTTTCTAGTTCTATAATTAATGGTTTGTTATTTCAGAATACAGAGACTGGTACAATTCAAACTATATCTATGATTAACTATGGAACCGGTTATAGTGTTTTACCAAGACCTTCTGTTAGATTAGCAAATGTAGCTAATGAAGGTCTAAAAGATCCTCATGATGGTGGAATATATGGTGATAACGCCGAACTATCGGCTGTATATCTACCAGGATCAATATCCGCCGTAGGAATTACAAATAAAGGTAGTTCTTATTCTAAGTTTGAAAATATTGGTATTGTAAACCAAACTAGAGCAGGCACTGTAAACGCTCTTGCTTCTCCAGTTGTTAGTGGTGTAGAAGTAAGAGAAGGTAAATATCTATCAACAAAAGGATTTATTAGTTGGGATCAATATTTACAAAATGATTACTATCAAGAATTCAGTTATGTATTAAGATCCCAAAAATTTGTTGATACATACAGACAGGTTGTAAATACTCTTTTACATCCTTCAGGAACAAAATTATTTGGTACAGTTTTAATTTCAAACGTTTTAAATGTAGATTCTAGTATTGTCTTTGATTCAACAATATTCATCAATTATGATGTAGGCACACCAAATTCAGCTTCAATCGCATCTCTAGTTGAACCTCCTTTCAATAGACATAGTGGTAGACTTTTCATATATAACTATACTACTTTGTCTCCATTTGTAGATCAACCAACTGTAGGTACAGGAGTGCCTACAACTATAGATGCTTTTGCTAATATTTCAATTACGGATTTAAATAGTAAGAAACTTGTTTTTGGTAACACTACACATTTTAGTTCTAATAGTGATAATAATAACGACGCAACACCAGGATATATAAGACAATTAACAGCTTCCCCAAATACGATTATTGGTAATGGAACAACCTTTACTACTTCGTTTAATGTTGGAGATGCTATATATGCTAGAAACGAGGCTAACGACGAATCAGTATTTGTGACGGTCGTATCTATTGCTAACGATACACACATGGTAACTAATGGATCATTGATACATATAGGTACCACATATTATCCTAATACATTATTTGCCCAAACCGCTACAAGTTCTTCTGGTTCAAGACTACATTATCCACGTCAAATTACTTCACAAATGGATATGATTATATTTAATTCTACCGGTGCTAATACAGATGGACAGTATGCTATAAACGTGGTTTCATCTACTAGTTCAGGAAACGTGGTGATGGCTTTAAGTTCGCCTTATGAAGGTGCAAATCTTTCTCAAGGAGTATTTTCTTGGATTAGTAGTGGCGCGCGATCAGGTCGTCAATTATAATATAAATAAATAAAACAAACTTAATAGAGAATATGAGACATGCCAGGAATCGTAACTTATAAATTTAGACTCAATAATGCGACTCAATTATATGAGTCTTTTACTGAGGCAGCAAATATTAACACAAGATATTATATGTTTTTGGGTAGAGCGCAGCCTTGGGGAACAAGTGATACTGTTGCGCCTACACCTACTGATACTATCCAAAACACAGATTTTAATGTCTGGCGAAATATGCTTGCTGTAAAAAGATGTACAGCAACAGATGTAAGATTTGTTACTACAAGATATAACTGGACTACAGGTACAGTATATACTCCATATTCTCATAGAAATACTTCTTTATACTCTAGTAATTTCTATGTTGTAACTTCATCTTATAATGTTTACAAATGCATTGATAATAATAATGGAGCAACTTCTACAGTTGAACCAACCTCTACTGGCACATCAACTTTTAAAACTTCTGATGGTTATAGTTGGAAGTTTATGTATAATATTACTGCATCCGATGTGTTGAAGTTTGTCACATCTTCTTATATTCCTGTAAAAACTCTTACATCTGACGATTCTTCTATTCAGTGGGATGTTCAACAAGCCGCAGTTAATGGTGCTGTAGAGTTTGTTAAACTTACTGCCAATGGTAGTGGATATCTATCAACGAATGGTACTTTTGCAGCAGTTACTAATTCAACAGTAGTTCAGCTAGCATCACATTCTAGTGGTACAGATGACGTATATAATTATTCTTCATTATACATTAAGAGCGGTCTGGGTTCAGGTCAATTAAGAAGAATTGTAAATTATGTTGGCGCTACTAAAACAATAACTGTAAATGGCGCTTTTACCACAACACCAAATACAGAGTCACAATACTATATTGGTCCACGTGTTAGTGTGGTAGGTGATGGGACCGGGGCTTTAGCTTATGCTAATGTAACTCTACCTGCATTAGCTTCTTCTACAACAGGAAACTCCATCAATGGTATTATTATTATCAATAAGGGATCTAATTATTCCAAATATGAAATAGTGATTGATGCTAACACTTCTCATGGTAGTAGTGCTACTGCAAATGGTAATATTGCTCCATATGGCGGACATGGATCTGATCCTGTTAAAGAATTAGGCGCTTATAATGTTATGTTGTCTGTTAAGTTTGATGGTTCTGAATCTAATACACTTTTCACAAACAACGACTTCCGTATTATTGGATTGATGTCAAATCCTAATCTAGCAAACGGAAATCAGGCAAATAGTACAGTATACGATATGACAACAAGACTTACTGTTACAAGTAAATCAGGATCTTTTAGCGCTGATGAAATTATTAGTGGTGGAACAAGTGGTGCTAAAGCAAGATTTGTAACTTTCTCGAATACTAATGCAACCGGAACTGCTGGTGTCGTAAGCGTTACTGGTCTAGATGGTGCATTTAGTACTAGTGAAACATTAACAGGAAATACTTCTTCTGTAACAGCTACTCTATCTTCTATAAATAAAAGAGATTTAAAAGACTTCGATGGTGATATTCTATATGTAGAAAATCGACTACCAATCTCTAGAGCTTCCGATCAATCAGAAGATATTAAACTTACCGTAAGATTTTAAGGTTGTGTAAAAAATGGCTAAATTAGAAACAAACTTCAATGTTTCACCTTATTTTGATGACTACGAAAGTAGTGCTAAATTAAAAGACTATCATAGAATTTTATTTAAGCCTGGTCTTGCTGTCCAAACTCGTGAACTTACACAGCTTCAAACTATTCTACAAGAACAAGTAGCTAGATTTGGCGATAATATTTACAAAGAAGGAACAGTTATCGATGGTTGTGATTTTCAATATGATGCTAACGTCTCTTTTGTAAAGTTAAGAGATAACGACTCAGGTGGTAACACAGTAACCGTTTCTACTTTTGCTAATGTTACAATACAAGGTGTAACTTCTGGAGTTCGCGCTAAAGTTATTGCTACTGCTTCTGGCGCAGAAGTCGATGCACCAGACTACAATACATTTATAGTTAAATATCTCGACGGTGGTACTGATAAAGTACATAAAACTTTTGATTTAAATGAAGAATTAGTATATCTACCTGCTGATGGTGGTTCTGGACAAAGAGCAAATACTATCTCTTCTGGTGCTTTTGGTTTTGGTAGTATTTTTCATACAGGTGGCGGTATCATATTCCAAAAAGGTCATTTTATTAATGTAGACTCACAAGTAATTATTTTAGAAAAATATTCTACCACACCTTCTTATAAAGTTGGATTTAAGACTGTCGAAAGTATCGTAACATCAGTAACAGATACAACATTACTTGATAATGCCACTGGTTCTTATAACTATACGGCTCCAGGCGCAGACCGTTTAAAGCTAACACCTAATCTAGTAAAAAGAAGACTTACTGATACTTCTAATACAGAAAATCTATTACCATTATTTAAAGTGGAAAATGGTAACGTCCAGATTATTAAGAAAGATACTGAATTTAATAGTATTGCTCGTGAACTAGCAAAAAGAACTTACGAAGAATCTGGTAACTATCAGTTAAGACATATTAATGCTCAAGTAAAAGAGCATTTAAATACTGGTTCAAACTTTGGTAGATTTTCCTCTGGTGAAGGCGGAGATAAGAATAAACTTGCCATTGGTATCGAACCGGGTATTGCATATATTCAAGGTTATCGTAATGAAACACTAACTACTGAGTACATTGAAACAACCAAAGCTATTACCACAAACACAGAAACATCACTCACCGTAACTACTAATTTTGGTAACTATGTTATTGTAAATGAATTGTGTGGCCCTTGGGATATGACACAATATTCTAGTGTAAGTCTTAGAGATACTGCTGGAACGGCAGTGTCTTCTGGCACACTTGGCGCGGCCGCGGCTGCTGGTTCAGAGATTGGTACAGCAAAAGTACGCGGTATTGAATGGGAATCTGGTTCTCAAGGAAATTATACAGCAAGATATAGATTATATCTATTTGATATAAAGATGACTGCATCTAACAAATCTTTTGGTGATGTTAGATCTCTTTATATTAATAATCCTAGTGGTCCTGATAGTTCAGCAGATACTGTATTAGAAACTGTTTCAATTGGTACAACAGGTGGTGGTAGCAGCGCCGCGACGGTAACAATTGCTGTATTAAAAGACGCTGATTTTAATAAGGGGATTTGGAAACTAGGCACTACAGCCACAAAACAGTTGAGCACCACTTCAGGTACTGTAAATGCTAGTTATGAATTCAAAGATAAAGCAAGTCTATCTTTCACAGGTGCAACAGGTACTGCTAGTCTAACATTAAGTGGTGTGCATCCTGGCGGTACAGAAGAATTACCTTTTGGTGTCGGCGCATTAAACGATTCAAATAAGAGAACTTTCACTCTTATGACTCAATCGACTATTAATGCTACTGCTGGATTTACTGGTAGTATTCAACATGGCGCGAATACATTAAATGGTATTGGTCCAAACTTTAATACATTATTTACAGTAGGTGATTTTGTTACTATTGGTAATGCAAATAATTATGGTAGAATTGTAAGTATCGATAGTGCTAATACTCTTACAACTAATCCTACTATTGATGGTACTACAAACGACGACACACCACAGAATATATACAGAATTTACCCACAGGGACACATATTTGATCTAACAGAGAATGGTACTAATAATGGTAGTCCCACCGAAAGAACTGTAACTGTTACTTCTACGACTGAAGCAACCTTTGATTTACAAGAAGTATTTACTACAAACCCAACCATGACTCTTTTCTTTAATAATAAGAGAGAAACCGCTGTTGGTATAACTAAAACTGTTAGAAAAAATAGATTTATCAGACTTAATTTATCTACACATAGTGCAGGAATTGCTGGTCCATGGTCATTAGGTGTTGCAGACGCTTTTAATCTACGTGCGGTATATGTAGGTTCAACCTATAACACTCAAAATAGAAATCTAGTAAAAGAATTTCGTATTTGGAGAAACACTAATGACAACATTTATGGTACTTCAAGACTTCAGATAAAACCAACAAGTGATGTTGTACTAAAAACGACTGATAGAATTGTAGTAGAATTTGATTATTTCGAACACAACAGATCAGGTGGTATTGGATTTTCTAGTGTAGACTCTTATTCAATAGATCCCAATGAATCTACGGCTAATACTACTGCTATTACTACTCCTCAAATTCCAAGATTTTCTTCAACTACAACAAATCAAGTTTATGATTTGAGAGATAGTTTAGACTTCCGTCCTCGCGTAACGAGTGCTTCTAATACTAACTTAACTACATTAGTAAACTCGGCTGTTAATCCAGCAGAATCAACAACTCTTGATATTGATGGTACAAATGGTTCATATGTGCCTGTTCCAGATAAAAACTTCACATCTGATGTTGTTTACTATCTTCCAAGAGTTGATAGAGTCGTTATTGGTAAAAATGGTACAAAAAAGGTTGTCAAAGGTATTCCAGCAGTAAAAGCATATCCTCCAGCAGAACCAGCAGAGGTTATGACTATCGCCTTACTAAACATTCCTGCATATCCTTCCTTATCTTATGAAAACGCATTAACATATAAAGATCCTCAAACTGATTCACCAAGAGTAGATCTTGCTGTAAGAGTAAAACCATTCTTCCAGAGAAGATATACTATGCAAGATATCTCTGGGATTGAAAGTCGTATAGATAGACTAGAATATTATACTGCTCTTAATATTCTAGAAAAATCTGCAAGAGATTTAAATGTTCCTGATGGTAATGGTCTAGATAGATTTAAGAACGGTATATTTGTGGATTCCTTCTTTGGAACAGACAATTCTAATATTACTGATCCCGCTTATTCTATCTCTATGAATACTAAACTAGGTGAACTTATACCTAAGTATGATTTACAAAATATTGATATTGCTTATAATACAACACTATCAACGAATGTTACAAATAAAAATAAAGCGATTAGATTAGATCTTTCCTCTAATACTAACTCTTATCAAAATGATGATGTTGTATACTTAGGTAGTAGTTTTGGTTCAGCCACTGCTACTGGTACTGTAAGATCAGTAGTTTCCAATACTAGTAATGTAAGATTGTACTTGCATAATACAACAGGTACATTTACAGTATCTTCTACATTAAAAAGAAATGGTGATGCTGACACTGGTGTTATTTCTGTTGTTCAAACTTCACAACCAGGAGCTTTGTTAACCCTACCTTATACCAATGATATCTATATTGATCAACCATATGCATCTAAACTTATCAATCCAGTCGGAGAACTAACATTTAACTGGGTTGGTAATCTAAATCTTATTCCTGAAGCAGATCATTTCGTTGATACAACTACAGAACCTGATGTTCAGTTGGAAGTAGATATCGCAAGTAGTCTTCAAGGACTAGATGGATTTACTCAAGTTAGCGATATTGCTAGAGGTCCAGTAAATACAACTAGAGAAGTACGCGGTGTCGCATTTGTAGACTTCCAAGGCGCCGGTGGTAATCAAGGTGGTGTCGGATTTGGTAGTTTCGCCGACGCCCATAGTGCACTCGATGATGTTAAGGTTACATCTACACAAACAGAAACAATAACTAAAACTAGAATTAACGTAGAACCATTTACTAGAACACAAAGAACTGGTGCTTTTATCACAAGAACAGATATTGTTCCATTCATGAGATCTCGTGAAGTACAATTTACAGCAACTGGTTTAAGACCAAATACTCGCGTATATCCTTATTTTGATAATATTCTCGTGAATGATTACGTTAAACCAACTACAAAAGAGTATGCAAATACTGGTGCCTTTAAAGCGGCTCTGAATTCAAACGCTAATGGTGCTGTATATGGTGTCTTTATTATTCCAAACAACGATACATTAAAGTTCCGAGTCGGTGAGCGTCCATTCAAACTACAAGATATCGCTAATACAACCACACAAGACGGAACTCAAACAACTAGTGCTACTAAAAACTTTATTTCTTCTGGTCTTGCTAGTAGTGAAAGAGGTATTGAACTTACTACTAGAGAAGCAAGAATTACTACAGATACAACTAGCGAAACAAATACAGTAACAATTAGTGAATTTGAAGGCGTACAACTACATAGAGATCCTGTAGCACAATCGTTTTCTATAGGAGATTTTGAATTCCAAAATCTAAACTTCACAGACAATAAGTTCGGTAATGGTGCAGATGGTATCTTTATCTCCTGTATAGATTTGTATTTCTCTGAAAAAAGTTCTACGGCTGGTATTGCTGTAGAAATTAGAGAAGTTGTAAATGGATCACCTACTGGTATTCGTGTACCATTTGGTTTCAAGAGAATTAATCCAGAAGATGTAAACGTTTCAAATGATGGTTCTCTTGTAACTCCATTCTATTTTGATGAACCGGTATATTTACGCGGTGATAAAGAGTATTGTTTTGTTGTCAAACCAGAAGGTTCAGATCCTAGTTATCGTCTTTGGATCGCAGAACTGGGTGGTATTGATACTGTAACGGGTGCGTTAATTGATCAACAACCCGCTGTTGGTGTTATGTTTACTTCTGCTAACGATAGAACATACACACCAAGACAAAATCAAGATATTTGTTTCACTATCTGGAGAGCAAACTTTGATACTACCGTAACTGGTAGCGTCGTATATACAAACGAAGACGATGAATACATGAATGCTACACAATTCTCTTCAACTAGATTCCAAATTGGTGAAAAAATTCGTGGTGAAAGTATTCTAAAAATGACTTCGAACACTGCTCCAATTGGTGTTAATGATACAGTAACTCTTGGTGCAAACACTGGTAAAGTTCGTAAGATTGTTTCATCCAATAATACTCCATGGATTAAAGTTGATATGAAAGGTACTATTGCTGATGGTTCTACAATAACCTTTGCTAATGGTAGTGGATCTTTTACTGGTGTATTAAATACCTCGGTAGTGAATACTGCTACTGGTTTCGTACAATATTATTCAGCGGGTAGAAATTCAATCGTTGCTAATGGTTCAAGTGGTACATTTAGTTCAAATACAACCGCTGATGATGGTTTCTATCGTGGTCAAGTAACAAACGCCTCAGCACAAGTATATGGTTTAAAAGACTATAAGTATGATACATTAAAACCCATCATATCTTATATCAAATACAATCAGAGTGATGTAGTATGGACAGCTAATGTTACTTCTAATACATATGTTATTAGTCAAGCGCAAGATAGTGTAGAAGCTTTCATAGACAATGAATTCATTACGGGTGAAAAGATTATTGCTAGTAGAACAAACGAAGTAAATAATACTTCTTCTAAGAAGACTTTACGAATTACTGGTTCCTTAACATCTTCAACAAGTAGATTGTCACCAGTAGTTGATATTGGTCGTTCTAGATCAGCGATTGTTACTCATAATATTATTAATAATGTCAATACAAAAGAAATTATAAATCAAGGACTAGCTAATTCAAGATATATTTCTAAGAAGATTGTTCTTGCGGATGGTCAAGAAGCTGAAGATATTAAAGTAATCTTGACCGCTTACAAACCTTCTGGTGCAGAAGTTGATGTATATTGTCGTATTCAAAATGCAGAAGATCCTGATGATTTCTCTGATAAACATTATACTAAACTAACTCAGATTACTTCTGCAAATACAATCTCTAGTAGAGTGAATACTTTTGATTATAGAGAATTTGAATATGGATTCCCAAGTGCTAATGCGAGTAATTTGGGTGCGTTTAAAAATAGTGGTAATAATGATGTTGTTAGATATCATAATGGTGATGGCGCTGCATTTGATACTTTCAAACATTTTTCCATTAAGATTGTTCTAAGATCTTCAGTAGGTTCTCATGTTGTACCAAGAGTGAGAGATTTAAGAGCTATAGCCTTACAGGTGTAAGATGACTTATGTGAAAGTAAAAGAACATGAAGGTATTGTAAGAGATACAAGAAGCAATGCTATTCTTAGTATAGATGACGCTGGATTAGCAGCTTATAAAGCGAGAAAGAAGCAGTTTCAGAAAGTAGATAATATGGAAGATAAGATTAAACACCTTGATGAACGACTAATAAATATTGAAAACTTATTAGCATCTTTAGCAGAGAAGTTGAATTAATGCCACAAAGACTTGCAAACGTAGAACTTACACAATCATTTAATGCTTGGAGAGTCCGTACAAACGATACAGTTGATTTTATCAATCAGCTTGCGAATACTACTGGAGTAGCGCAAGTAACATCCGCTAATGCTACTTTCACAAACATTATTACTTTAAGTGGAAATAGTACATTTTCTGGAAATGTTGTTACGTTTGCGGCTAGTGTAGTAAATACAAATATACTATCGTCAAATGTGAAAATTAGTGGTAATCTGACGATGACATCTACTGGTGCAGTTAAAGTACCATCTGGAACGACCGCACAGAGAGACGCTCATAATAGTGTAGGACATTTTAGATATAATACATCTACTTCTACGTTTGAGGGTTATACTGTAAGTGGTTGGATACAGTTTCAGTCTATAGGTAGTGCTGTATCAAATAGTACGTTTCAGTCTGCATTAGCAAATACTAACGCTTATATTGCATCAGTAAGTTCCACCGTAACTAGTAATCGTAATACAGCAAAATCAGAACTAGCAAATACGAATGCTTATATTGCATCTAATCGTAATACAGCAAAATCAGAACTAGCAAATACGAATGCTTATATCGCAGCAACTGCGGCCGCGGCTCCTGTTCTTGCTTCTAATAATAATTTCACTTCTACTAATCAATTCAGATTAGGTGCGCCAGTAAAAACAACTACATCAAATTCTTATTCATTACTTGCGGCTGATGCTGGTTTTTATCATCGTCTAAACTATGCTAATACAACAGCAAGTGGTTCTACTACAATTGGTATAACTATTCCTGCTAATTCTACAACTTCTATTCCTATTGGTTCTGAATATCTTTTTGTTCGGACTGGTTCTAACTCAGCATTTCAATTTTCTAATGCTGCTGGTGTTATTGTAAATAGTGATGGTGGTAAACTTCGTGTTAGAAATCAGTGGCAGACGGCGGTATGTAAAAAGGTAGCTACAGATGAATGGGATTTAATAGGAAGTTTGAGTACATAAGATATGTCTATTAATACATTAGTTGGAAGATTTGGTGGATTTTCTGGTGTTGGTGGTGGGTATGGGATCTTGGAAGTCGTCTACGCGCCACTCGGCTCACAATACACTGCTGGTCAAACGATAGATCTTCAGATAGAGACGGACAATACCCTGGTACTTCGTAACGAGCCGGTCTCACCAAATCTAGGTTATTATGTTCTGAAACCATTAGATAATTTTCCGATTTCTGTTACAATGTTTGGTTCAGGTGGTAATGGTAATCCCTCTGGTCCCGGTGGCGGACCCGGCGGTAATGCAGGAGCAGTCACCGGAACTATTCCTGAGACTTATTTCATTGCAGGAAATAATTATAAATTATATGTCGGCGGATCTCCAACCCCGGTCCCGGCTGGCGGACATGGAAGTGCTATTGTTATTAATGGTCCAGGATCACCTTCTACAGCTTTTAATCCTTTAGATACAACTATAATGATAGCTGGCGGCGGCGGTGGCGGCGGTGGTGGCGGTGGCAGCGGCACCGGCGGTGTCGGTGGGTTTCCAGCTGGATCCGGTGGTACACCAGGAAGTGAAACAAGCCCCGGACCTTATGCCTCGGGTGGCAATGGTGGTCCCGGTGGCACCCAAAGCTCTGGTGGTGTTACGCCGCCACAACCGCTCAATCCTCAAGGACCAGCAGGCGGTTTCTATAAAAACGGATACATTACAGGCGTCACCAATGGCGGCCCAAGCTTGCAATATGGCGGTGGTGGTGGTGGTTATTATTCTGGTGCTTCTGGAAACGGTTCCGCATATGGTGGACCGATACCGGGTTCGGGATCAGGCGGTGGAGGCGGTGGCGGATCAAATCATGCAAATACTACTATTGTAACTTCGATAACTGAATATTCTGGTCCAGGAATTCCAGGAGTTCCATATTTTGGTACTCACGGTCCTTTTGGTATTGGCGGAGCGCGAGGTCCCTCTCCAGCACAAACTGCGGGTGCAATTTTTGTAAAACTCAATCTTAACTAATTTATAGAACAAAGATAAATAGATAAAATAGATAATAGAGAAAAGATAAAGATATGTCTATACCAGTTTCTACATTGACCGGCTCTAACACCATCAATCAGATGATGTATAATGTCAATACTATTAAGAATTTGGCTGCAAATACTTCTCATACAGTAAGTAATACTGATTTTCAAACTAAAGCAAACACAAACAACACACTTCTCACAGGCGTTGTTAAAGTAAATAGTACACAATTTCATATCAATGCTACTAGTACTGTCGATATCAATCCAGATGTCACCTTTGGTTCTAATGGTGCTGTTCGTCTTCCAAGAGGTACAACAGCCCAAAGAACAATTAACGAATTAGGTTCATTTAGATATAATACTGATGATGGACAATTTGAAGGATATGGTTCAGTTGGTTGGGGCGCTATCGGAGGAGGAGGAGGCGTTTCTTCATATAAATTCTTAGCAACGGGATCTAGTTATACTGCTAATAGTACCGATAGACTAGCAGTTGATACGAGTGGTGGTATTGTGACAGTAACACTTCCCGCTACGCCATCAAGTGGAGATATTGTTGAGTTTTTTGATAAAGAAGTTTCTTGGGCGACTAATAATCTCACAGTAGCAAGAAATGGAAGTACAATCGAAGATTCAGGTACTGACTTGATTGCAGACGTTTCTGGTTCTAACTTCTATTGTCAATATGATGGTTCTACATGGCAAGTATTTGGTGTTGGTGGAGTTGATGTTACAGTAGGTGGTGATCTCACAGGAACAGTTAGTAATGCCCAAATTGCTGCTGGTGCAGTAACTTCAGTAGAGATTGCTGCTGGTGCAGTAACTTCAGTAGAGATTGATGGTAGTGTAGTTGCTAATACATATCTACAAAGTCAAGGATATGCAACAACAGGTAAAGCCATTGCTATGGCAATTGTCTTCGGTTAAGGAATAAAGATGACAAATTTAAGTACAATAATATCAGGGACGGCATTAGTATCGTCGGGTAGAAGTATCTCAGCAGGTTCTGGACTTACTGGAGGTGGTGATCTATCTGCGGATAGAACTATTTCATTAGATACTGGTTCTTATCCATCTAATACGTATCTTACGTCTACCTTTACTTCCAATACGTATCTTACATCTACCTTTACTTCCAACACCTATGCTTCAAATACATTTATTTCTCATGATACCATCTATATTACAACACCAACAGCAGCGACTGAATATGATCTATTCAGATTTACACCAAGAAATAAAGACTATCGTGAAGCGGTTTTCTCTACACAATTTGGTTCAGCTAATGTAGGTTTATGGGTTGGAGAGACACTCGTTGCCAATGTGACAGCGAATACAACAAATCAGACTGTTACATTTACAAAAACAGCAGCAAAAGGTGACAGAATTTACGTACATCTTTGGGATGCAGATATAGCAAACACTTCTGCAAATCTTGAATTTAGTTTTGGCGGCGTATAATGTTAAGTAACATAAGAAACATATTATAAATAACAAAAAGATACTTTTTCATAAGAGGATATAATGGCAAATCCAAATATCGTAAACGTTGCTAGAATCTTAGCAAACACTGTCACAGGCACATTCATATCCAGCAATACGGTGTTTGTTACAAATCCAGCTTCTAGTGGTGCTGTATATAAAATCAAC